CTTCAATGACTTTGGAGTAAACCAAACTCTTGCAGAGTATGTGATGTCAAGCTTTGCTACAAAAGACTTTCCTGACTACGAGATCAAAAGAACTATTGAGTCAGCCTACGCACAAAAACAAAACTTTGGAACCAAGTATTACGAGGATGAGGATAAGGTAAACCAAATAAAGAATAAGTTTAGAAGAGGTGTATCTAAAAAAGAAATCAAGTATCAGTTGGAGGAGGAGAAGTTTGATGTAGATAATGTAGATAGTGTACTTGAAAGAATAGAGGATGAGAATGCTAAACAAAAGTTTTGGACTAAGTCTGAGAAGGGTGTAATAAAAATTATACACATAGCTTTCAAGCAGTTTTTGGAGGAGCATGGGTTCTATAAGTTTAACCCACAAGGTAGTAAGAACTATGTTTTTGTAAGAGTAACCAATAACTTAATTGATCATACATCAGAAAAAGAAATAAAAGATTTTATATTAAACTACTTGATAGATGAGGATGATATAAGTATATACAATTACTTTGCAGAACACACGAGATATTTTAGAGAAGAGTTTTTAACCCTGCTGTCTTCTATTGATGTGTTCTTTATAGAGGATACCTCATCAACTTCTTATTTATATTACAGAAATTGTGCAGTAAAAATTACAAGCACAGAGGTAAAACCTATAGACTACATTGATCTTGGAGGTTATGTTTGGAAGGATCACGTAATAGATAGAGATTTTACAATATGCAAGGTAAATGAATGTGACTTCAAAGTATTTGTAAATAACATTGCAGGTGGGACTGATGAGAGAATAAACTCTATGTATTCAACTATTGGGTATATGATGCACGGATACAAGAACTTATCGTATTGCCCGGCTGTTATATTAAATGATGAGGTAATATCAGACAATCCGGAAGGAGGTACTGGTAAGGGTTTATTTATGAAAGGTCTATCACAAATGAAAAAATTAGTAGTTATAGATGGCAAGTCATTTAACTTTGAAAGATCGTTTGCTTACCAATTAGTATCAGCCGATACACAACTACTTTGTTTTGATGATGTGAAAAAGTATTTCGACTTTGAAAGATTATTCTCTGTGGTAACAGAAGGCTTAACACTTGAAAAGAAAAACAAAGATGCTATTAAGATACCATTTAGTAAGTCTCCTAAGATTGCTATCACTACCAACTATGCTATTCGTGGCAAGGGTAGTTCTTTTGAAAGAAGAAAGTGGGAGTTAGAACTTGCTCAGCATTACACTAAAGAGTTTACTCCGTTAGTGGAGTTTGGTAAACATTTCTTTGGGGAATGGGATGATGAAGAGTGGTGCCAGTTTGATAACTTTATGATTAGTTGTTTGCAGTTGTATTTAGAAAATGGATTACTAAAAAGTACATTTGTAAATCTTGAACTTAGAAGATTGTCTGCTGAAACTTCTCACGAGTTTGTTGAGTGGTGTGGACTATTGGATGGTAAAGAGAATAACAAATTAGTTTCTAACACTAAGATTCTTAGAAACGATCTTTACTTTGATTTCATAGATGAGTATCCGGATTACGGACCGAAAGCAAGAATGACTATATCAAGACAAAGGTTTTATAAGTGGATAGATTCTTACTCTATATACAAGTACAAATCTAAACCTATTGAAGGAAGAGATAAGACTGGTAAATGGATAGAGTTTTGTCAAAACGTAACACAAACTTCTTTGATATGATAGAGTTTAGAGATTATCAAAAAGACATAATAAAGACTGGCACAGAGATACTATTCAAACATAAGTTTGTCTACTTAGCTATGGAGGTTAGAACCGGCAAAACACTTACAAGTTTAGGTATATGCCAAGAGCTGTATGATATTTATGATGGAATACAAGAAGTGTTGTTTATCACAAAAAAGAAAGCAATATCAAGTATCGAGGATGATTATAAGGCTTATAACCCAGACTTCAACCTAACGGTGATCAACTACGAATCTTTACATAAACTTCCACAGAAAGGATGGGATGTAGTAATAGCTGATGAGGCACACGGAATGGGAGCATACCCAAAGCCAAGTGGTAGAGCAAAGAAGTTTAAAGAGTTTGTATTTTGGTCCAACCCATACGTAATACTTTTAAGTGGTACACCTACTCCGGAAGCTTACTCCCAAATGTATCATCAAGTTTATGCATTGCCAAATAATCCTTTTAGAAAACACAAAAGCTTTTATAAGTTTGCTCACGAATATATTAACGTGACAAAACTAAAAGTTGGTGGTATGTATATCAATGATTACTCACGTGGTTCTGAAAAGATTATAAAAGAAATGGCACCATATACAATAAGGTTTAGTCAAAAGGATGCTGGCTTTGTGGTTGATACTCAAGAGCATGTTTTGGAGGTGGAGATGGAAAAAGATACTTCTATTCTCATCAAGAAACTAAAGAAGGATCTTGTTATTGAAGGTGAGAACGAGGTTATACTTGCTGATACATCTGTTAAACTTATGACTAAGGTACATCAGTTATGTAGTGGCACAATCAAGTTTGAGAGTGGTAACTCTATGGTGCTTGATTATAGTAAAGCACACTTTATTAAAGAAAAGTTTGCAGGTAAAAAGATAGGTATATTTTATAAGTTCAAAGAAGAACTTAATGCAATCAAAAATGTTTTTGGAGAAGATATTTGCCAAGACCTTGAGTGTTTTAATACCACAGATAAAGACATTGCTCTACAGATTGTTAGTGGGCGTGAAGGTATCAGTTTGAGAAAAGCTGATGCTCTTGTATACTACAATATAGATTTCAGTGCTACAAGCTACTGGCAGTCAAGAGATAGAATGACAACTAAAGATAGATTAAAGAATGATGTGTACTGGGTTTTTAGTAAAGACGGTATAGAAAAAGAAATATACAAAGCGGTTATTAAGAAGAAAGACTACACACTTAAACATTTCAAAAGAGATTTATTAACTTTGTAATTATGACAGAACAGCAGATACAAGCCAAACGTATCAAAGAATTGGAGAACGAGGGCTACTACGTAATCAAGCTGATCAAAACAAACAAAAACGGAATACCTGATTTAATTGCTATACCTCCTGACTGCGAGGTTATATTTTCGGAGGTAAAGAAACCATCAGGTAAACTATCTAAACTACAAGAGTATAGATTAAAAGAACTAAAAACACATGGATGTAAGACTGAGGTATACAGGGGGTAAGGAGTATGATGTTTCAGAAGACTTCATAGAAAGTATTTCTGAAATAGAGTTTCCTACAGCGTTACTTATTGCAAGAACAATAGGTGATAGCTGGGTAGAACTTCCAAAAAACAATCTTGTTTCACACGTTTTAGGCGGTGTTGTAACTCGTGGGAATGAAAACATAACATTTGCTATAGAACTTGTAAAAATGGAGGATGACTTTATATTACTTACAGACATAAAACTAATAAGTATGGATGAATACTTAGACCTAATTAACTTAAATTTATATATCAAAACAGATGAACATCAACACACAGAAAACAATAGCACTAAAGAACATAGTTAACTCTGTTCTTGACGTTAATGTAGACAGCAACAGAAAAACAGATGAGATTGTAAAAGCAAGAGCAATCTGTTATAAAATTATGAGGGATGAATGTTACTTCACTCTGAAGTATATTGCCGATCAATTTGGGAAAAATCACGCAACCATAATGCACTCTCTAAAAGAGTTTCCATATATGATGCAGTTTGATAAAAGATTACAAAGATCTTACCATCAAATACTTGGGATATGGGAGCAAGAAGCAGATCAATACGTAGAGTTAAATCCTACTCAATTAAAAAAAGAGATAAAAGATTTGCAAGAAAAGAATAATTTGTTAACTTTGTCTTTATTAGATGTTCAAGAAAAGTTGGAAAGCGTAGTTCGACAAAATAAAAGGTACAAGAACATTGTAAACATTGTTGAACAGAGAGTTCCCGAATCAAGAATATCAGAATTAGAACACAAGTTAAACCAACTAATAAACGGAATGTCATAGTGCCTGTACAAGAGGAGGACATATCAACAATAACTCACATAAATTTTATATGTAAAGAGATTCACGAGAAGACAACAGATCTTTATGAATCTTTAATGGATAGAGATAATGATGAAGCTAAAAAGAGTATTCAAGAAATGATGAAATACTTATCAGAGCTTAGTCAATCTTTATCAGATGAAATATAAACTGGTCGAGTAGCTCAACTGGATAGAGCAACAGCCTTCTAAGCTGTAGGTTGAAGGTTCGAGTCCTTCCTTGATCACTAAATTTTACAGTATGCCAAACATAGTAGTAATATGGCCTATAAAAACCCAGAGGACCAAAAGAAAGCTCAAAAGAGACATTATCAAAAACATAAAAAAAAGATAATAGCTCGATCAAGAGAGAGTAATAAAGTAAGAATAAAACGAAACAAGGACTACATCTTATCTGTTAAAAATGAAAGCGGGTGTATTGATTGTGGGGAAAACAATCCTATTGTTTTAGACTTTGATCACGTCAGAGGTGATAAATTTGGTAATGTTTCTGACTTAGCGAGACAAGCGTACTCAATAAAAAAAATACAAAAAGAGATTGAAAAATGTGAGATAAGGTGTGCTAACTGTCACCGAATAGTAACTTATAACAGAAGAAATGAAAAAAGAGATAGCGATAGAACTGAATGAGTTTGCAGGAAAGTTAGCTTTGAGATACTCAAGAACAGATAGGGAAGGTAATTCAAATAAAGAAACATTTCATGTTCAAGAAGTTATACCAACATCAGACCACACAGCAGTGGTTAGATTTAAAAAGAATACTGGTAAGGTTGGCTTGGCTTTTTGTTATTATATAAACAGAGGAATGTCAAAAGGTTGGAAGTATTTCTTTCCCACTGACTCTCACATCAATGGGTTCCACGCATTCTTATATTATAAGCTTGAGGTTGAAAGAGAAAACTTTGATAAGAATTTTTAATTACTTACCTCTGTTTCCACCAGCACCTCTATTACTTTTTCCCCTATTGCCACCAGCACCTCTATCACCTGATCCTCTTCCTCCACCTTCACCTCTTTTAACAGGTTTAACTTTCTTACCTTTTGGACCACCGCTTATTTGATACTCGCTGTAGTTGAATAATCTTAGGAATGCTTTACCTGGATCTTCACCTTTACTTAACTCATCAACATTCTTAGCCCACTTAGTGAGGTTGTATATTGGAACGGACTGTTTAGTAGTTAATTTTAAACCTATCTCAGCAGCTCTTGAATAAAGTCTTCTTGTAAGCTCTGCTTTCTTTTCTTTATCTTTTGTATTCGAAGCTCTTTTTTGCAGATCTGTTAATTCTTTAATTAACGATATAGGTGCTAAATCTCTTGAAGCTCCAGCCCAAGGCTTACCTTGAGCAGTATCAGCTACAATATTTAAAACATCACCTAACGCAAACAAAGAGTTAAATGAACCAAGAATAGCTGCTCTTAATAAATCTTCTTCGTCTTCATCATCAATAGGTTTCATTAAACCAGGGAGACCTAACGCTACATATTGGAAGAACATAGGTAATACCATATGGAATGTGGCGAACTTTCTAAATCCTTGGCCAAATAATTTAACACCGTCTTTAGCGTTTTTTTGTTTGAATGCTTTACCCATCATTCTTAAACCAGCAAACTCTTGTCTTACCATCTGTCTTGGTGCAGAAACAAACATCTGTAAACTTCTAAGTATCGGCCCTTGTTGTTGCCACCAATCTTTATCTTGTATATCTTTAGACTGCTGAGTTTCTTTAGTGTCCTCTTCAAACCTTTCTATAGCATGATCAATAGCTTGTTGCTCTGTAGCGTCAGGATTATTCTTTTTAAACTCTGCTTTATAATAAGAGTAGGCCGGCATACCACCTAAATAGATAGCTCCAATATCACCCGCTTTAACAAAGCCCATCATTATCTTGTTGAAGAAACTTAATCCTGCATCACCTTCAAAACCAACTATTGTTTGTCCAGAATAACTTTCAAGGTTTTGCTTTATGTCTCCGCTCATCCTATCTTGAACATAAACAGAGTTATCTCGTATCTCTTTAAATATTTTTAAAAATTCAGTTTTGTTTTTAGCAGCATACTTTGAATAGTTAATAGGTCCCACTCTATCAGCATAAGCTAAGAAGGATGTTAACTGCTTAAGCATAATTGTTGGGTTAGCACCCAAACGAGTAGATATAAATAAATTATTTATTTGGTTAATAAACGAAGCTTGTGCAGCAGTATTTATACCACGTGAAGCTAATTGTTGTAGGTTAAAATCTATAAAAGTTAAAATTTTAGAACCATGATTTGCTTCAATACTTTTTCTTAATTCTTTATTAGTGAATATTTTATTTATATCACGTAGGGTTGGACCCATTGAAGAGAACCAATCCATATCAGTGGTATATGTGGTCATAGAGTCCATCATATCCATAGGTTTTATTGGCTTCTTATTATTAACCCTAACCTTAGTAGATGCAGAACCAACTTGTTGATTCATTTTTGTTTTATCACCAAGTAAATCTAATGGCTGAGGATCTACCCCTTCACGGAATATTCTACCACCATAATATTGATTCCAAGGCATGCTCGTTCTGTATATTTGCTCATATGCAGCGTTGTATCCGTCATAAAGAGAAGGGAAGTATTCATCTACCATCCAATCAGCATATTCCAAAACTTTTGGATCAACCTGATCTCTAAGTTCCGTCATTATTCTTTCGTGATCTGGACCAAAGTATTCATTCTCCGTATTAGCAAAAGAAGGTAAATTTGCCGGGTCTTTATATTGATTGTGTAAATATCCTACTTGATTGTCCGAAAGAACAATCTCTTGACTCTTTTTAACTTTGGACAATTTTCTTCTATTAGCTCTTGTTGGGTTAGCATCGTACTCCGCTTGTGCCTTGTCAACAGCAGCTTGATCTCTAAACACTCCGGTAGATTTTGGAGTAGAGTTTTTATGAGCAGCTTTCTTCCACTTTTTTCCAAAGATGTCTTTCATCTTGTCTACCTGGACCTGCGTATTATTTAACTGCTTTTCCTTAAAAGCACGTGTAGCTTTGTTTACAGGCCTATACACTAAGTCTTTAGTTGTTTGACCATCAAAGATTTGTCCTGGAGTTTTTTGAAGTATATCCATTAAACCAGACAAAGACTCGTGACTTAATCCAAACCAACTAACAAAATCTCCCACCGAAGACATAGCTCTTTTGAATCCATTACTCACTCTTTCTTTTAATCTTTTATCAGCTATATCTTGTTGAACTTTTTCATTAACAGAGTCTGGATCACTAAAGTCAATATCCTTTCCTGTTACCGCTTTATACATTGCGTTTTGCTGATCTATATATCTTTTGTGATCTTCTGCTAACTGAGCTTTGAAATTTTCTTTTCCTTCACCAACAATCTCTAATAATAAATTCTCAGCTCTTGACAATGACTCTGTTTTAAACACATCAGTGTTTTGATTCAGCTTAGCATTATTTATACTAAGTATAGTCATCAGATCCATTATCCTGTTTCTATCATCAGGAGTTTGATCTGTCTTAGCGGTCAACTCACTTATCTCTTTATTCATTTTAAGATTACTTTCTACAACCTCATCAGCTGTAGCCGCATCATCAGAAACAGCCTCTTTGATAGCTTCTAATCGTAATCTGGTTTGGTTGTCTATTTTCTTTCCTTTTTGTCTACCAGATTCTACAGACTGGTACTTACCATTTAGGATTGAATCTATTTTTGCCTCTAAGCTTTTGTTTTGCTTTTCAGTAACCATCTCAATAACCTCGTTAGTTAGGTTATCAATATTAGTAGCGTCTGCTTTTGTTACTTTGTTGATAAGAGACATTACATCTGCTTTAGTATAAAGATCTTTAGGTAAAGCTTGTCTTATAAAGTTTCTTAGTTTTCTTTTTACTGCCGACAACTCCTTAGCTCCTTTCTTTCTGTTTCTAACAGCTTCTTTCAAAAGCTTTACACGTTTAGAGGTATCTTTATTTGGTTTTGCATCTAAAGATTTTTGAACCTCTATAATCATTTCAGATTGTTGTTGAGACTCTGTTTTTGTTTTATTACCCTCAGCTATGTATTCAGGTTGTTGCTCTAAGAACTGTAATGTTTGTTCTACAACCTGGTCAGGAGATAATTTTTTAGAAAGATTATTGCTAAACTTTAAAACTTTTTTAAATAATTGCAATCCAGCTTTTGCGCCTCCCTTCATGTTGCCAAAGCTTGGAGGCATCTGAGAAAACAAATTAGCATCTAATGACAATAAACCTGTGACTTCTTTCACAGGTAATCCTTTTGTCCTTACAAGATAATCTTTTATAGCAGCGTCTGAGAAATTGTTGTCTCTACCAAACTTGATTATATCCTGAGTGCTCATTCCTTTATCAAACACTTCAGTCTTAGTCATACCTGGCATAACATTTACCTTTCTACCACCTTTAGTAAAGTAGTAACCAGTTACCTTCCCAGCTTGTGGGCCATAACTAATTTTAGCAGCCTTTACTCCAAAACCTAATTTTTTAGCAGCTTGTTTTAAAGCTCCTAAGTTTACATTTGCCGGAGCAAATCCTTGAGAGTTCATATTATACATACGCCCAAGGTTTTGTAATTTTTTATTGTTAGATTCCGGACCAAACTTTTCTGTCTTTACTTTAGGCCCAGTCTCTTCTGTTAAAACATCAAAATTATAATCTACACTATATCTTACTTTTCCGTCTTTAGTTTTTATTTCGCTATAGTAATTTTCTAAAGTGTTATCTATAGTAACACCTCCTGTCACAGGATTTCTCTTGCCGGCATTTTTACCAGTTGTATATATCATCCCTTTACTATGAGCAACAGATTCTTGCCCATATTTTTTACCTAACTTTATAGCATCAGCCTCTGTTATACCTGGAACAAAGAAAGACTTTTCAGATCTGTCGTACATCCCATCTACTTCAACAACATCATACCCCATCTGTTTTAATTCAGCCTTCATCTCTTTATTTCTTTGAGCGTTTTCTTTTGCTGATAGTGGTTTGTTGTTAGGGTTTTCTGCTGTCATATGAGCAAACTGACCTTTACCTTTTAATGCTGATTTTAATGTTTTAGTAAACTCTTTTGTGGTTTGTTTAGATGGGGATGGTATCTCTGTTTTTACTTTAGGTTTTTTAGATGCAGGTTGAACTTGTCTAACACCTGATCCATAAGGAGCTACCACTTGAGTTTGTCGTTCTCTTCGTGTTATATCTTTTAATTTTTCACGAGCCGCACCAGTCATAATGTCTGCTGCATTAATCTTTTTATCTGGAACACCAACAACCTCACCCATAATATCATTAGTGTATGTTGAGTGATTAGACTTTTCACCTACAGAAGATGGCTTCAGAACTAACATTACGTCATTCATTTTGAAATCATTCTCCTTGTAAAAACCATCACGTAAAGAATCGAAATCTAAAAACGCATTAAATTTTTCTAATGTCTTTTTTAAAGGTGTGTTTTTCTTTTTTGATTCAGCTTCTATAGCTAACAAAAATTCTTTCCTATCTGAGTTGTCAACGTTAATTAAAGCTTCAAATGAATCATATTTAGCTAATATATCTCTAAAAGCTTTAACAGGTTTTGAATCAAGAATCTCTTGTTTGAACTGCTTAAAATCTCCAACCTGCTCAACTCTTCTTTGTAATAACTGAGAAACTCTTCTATTAAAAAGTTTACTTCTTTGAGGCGAACCGCTTATTAAAAACACATAGTCAGAGTTTGCTATGTTTTTTTCTAAAGTTGTTTTATTCATACCTGAAGCCCACACTATACCCTTTTCTTTATTGGATGGATCTAACGCATAGCTTGGACCGGCATCTAAGTAATGAGTATCACCTATAACTACATCACCATACTCACCCCTACCCAGCTGGTCGGCTACCCAAAACCAAACCTTTTGACCTTTTTCTGATATCTCTTTTACCAAAGCATCTATATTGATTTTATCTTTGATGGTAACAAAAGAAAGTGGTGGTGGTGTGTCGCTAAAATTTACATCTGTTTTTTCTGTCTTAGTTGTTTGTATTGTAGAAGGAAGTCCAACATTTATAGAACCACCTTGATCTAATGCAGCTAAATCTGTTTCAGTTATCTCTTCACCTGTTGCTACTTTTTCAGCTATGGTGTTAAGAAGGTCTACAGTGTCTTTATCACTCTGAGTAAAAGTATCTACGTCTAAACCAAGAATACTTGCTATCTTTTCTATAAATTGTCTTACAGCACCCTTTACTTCAGGAGTATCAATTTTACTATAGTTATCAGCTAAGAAACCTACAATCTCAGCTAAATACTCTTCGTTTCTTACATCTGAGTCAAAATTAGCCGCATACTCTTCAAACTGAATTATTTGATCTGCTGTTAAAGTCTTACTCTTAGCGATAGCTTTTCTAACAGAATCCACCATATTTTTAGAGGCATCCTGTATATTTACTTCAGTACCAAGCTTTGCTTTTAATACAGCGTGAAACACCTCATGAGCTATGGTTTTACCAGTAGCCTTTGGCATATTAATATGTATGGTATTAGTTCCGCTTTTATATGCCGCACGAGAGGAAACATCAACGTGATCTTTATAAGAGTTTTCATTTCTATGAGCAACTATATTTAAACCCGGCAACACTTTTGATATTGCCGCAATTGCTTTTGATGCTGAGTTTAATATATTAACCTCGTGTTGGCCTTTATCAATGTTATTGTTTTCTCTTTTAAATCTATCAGAGTTGTAGTAATTATCCGTCTCTGTTTGATCTACAATAGTAAAGTTTTCTGATACTACTTTCCCTTTTCTTTTAGGAGCCATAACAGTATTACCCTCTTCATCAATTGAAGAAGCAACCTCTACGGTTCCGTCAGGGTTTTCTTGAACAGTCTCGTCAAAGATCTCGGTTTTAGTTACGTTTCTTCCTCGCACCCCTTGACCAACATCACTTAGTGCGCTGGAAGCTTGGTCTATAAGTTCTCCAAAATCGGCTGACTCTACTTGCGTTTCCTCTGTCGGGGTAATATCGGCTTGGACTTCACCTTCAGTGGTAGTGGCCCCTGGGGCGTCTCCTTCTCCCACCGTTTCGCCATCTCTGGCTTGTTCTTGTACATCCACTTGCGCTGTGCTTGACTCTTGAATGGCATTTTGTTTTTGTTTTTGTTCTTGTAATCGTTTTTTAGTATCCGCTATATCCTCAGCAGAAACACCTCTTATGTTTTCCGGATCGCTTGTATCTATTCCAAGCTCATCGAAAACCTCATCCATACTCACATCTACATCTTCTCCTGCTGCGGCTTCTGGTTTTTGAGAGTAAAGATCATCGAGCCTTTGTTCTACTTCTTTCCTTCTGTTATCTGCTCTTCTTGTACCTTCATTTTTTAATTCATCTAATTCTGTTTCTAAGTCTAAAGCTTCTTGTTGTTGCTCTTCACTTAAATTATCTAAGTTGTTACCGAGTTGTTTTTGTTTTTCTTGTTTCTTTCTTAGCTTTTCTTTTCTGTCTTGAGCAAGTTCTTTTAATGATGAGTCTCCTGATATTTCTAAATCTGCCTGAGCAAATGTTTTATCATCAGTGTTCGTGATCATATTGATCATCTCCTCTCTTGAGATAGTTTTTTTGTCGGGACCCATTTTATAAGTTCCTTCCTTGTTAGCAAAAATGATTTCCTTACCACCACTTATGATAGCTCCAGGACCACCACCTACAGCTTCAAAACCAATTTCAGCAGCATCCATATCCTGACCAACGATAGCTCTTGCAGTAGCTTCACCGACAGCGCCACCAGCGGCCTCGATAGGTGTAGCTGCACCTAACGCTCTCACATTAGTAGCAAATTTTCCTTTGCCTCCCTTGACCGCTTTCTTAATAACGCCTTTTGTAACTTTACCAGCAAGACCAGCTGTATATCTATCAATCAAACCAATAGCTATACCTCTACCTGCTGACTTAGCTCTAATATTCATCATGGCTTGAGGATCGTTTAGAACAGCTCTAATCCCCGCTTCGTCAAAATCTAATCCTTTTTCAGATATTTCTTCTTGTAAAAATTCTGAGAAAGAAAGACCAGCCTCTAAGGTTGCTCCAGCAGCACCAATAGCAAAAGGAATACTACTCACAGCTCCAGCTATCGCACCAGGTATTGCACCAACACCACCTGCTGCCGAACCACCAGCTGCACCAGTAGCAGTAAAACCCGCTGTAGTAGCACCAGCTGCCGCTAAGGTAGCAGGGTTTACCATCTGTGTAATACTTGTTATAGCTATTTCATTTATAACAGTAGGAGAGGCTGCTATTCCTTTTAAGAAACCAATTAGACCACCACCAGCTTTTTCGTAAGCAGCGTTAAAATCAGCCATCTCATCACTCATAACGTAATCAGATTCACCTGCCGCATTTACTGCGTTTATATAATCTTGAACATCTTCAGAGGTGACTTTACCTCCTTTACCAAATAATTCTAAGGCTTCATCTACCTGTTGTCCTGTTTGAAAACCTTTAACCCCCGCTCTATAAATATCTCCAAAGAAGTCAGTAACCTCATTCTTACCGAACAATCTTTCAATACCAGTGTCTTTTTCAATAGTTCCTTTTGCTCCTCTTTGCCCTCTTTGCGCTTCTTGTATGTCTTGCTTCTGACCTCTACGTCTTCTACCAGCCTCAAAATCAAAGGTAGGGACCTCCTCTAAACCTGTAATTGTAATATCTTCTTGAGGTGTAAATTGATCAGGTGTAAATTGATCAGGTGTGAATTGAGCTAAACTATCAGGAACTTCTTCTTGACCAGAAGATACCGATAAGGACGGATCTTCCTGTTGAACTTGTATATTGGATTCCATAACTTCCTCTTGAGAAGTACCAGGAGATTCGACTTTTTTTTTTGGATCTCCTGTAGTCATACCTGACCACAATGTCTTGAACTGATCTACCTGAACTTTATCGAAAAGACCATTAGTTCTACCTAAGTCATAAAGTTTTACCTGCTGATCTTCATCGGCAGCCGACCACTGGTCAAAAGTTATCTTTTCTGTTATGAGTCCTTTCTTTAGGTAAAGGTCATATATTTTTCTTAACTTTTCGTCCATAGTTTATTTATCATTAAAATATATCATCGCCTTCAGCGCCACCGCCACCCTGTGGGTTCTTTCCACCTCTTCCTAATCTCACTCTTTCTTGATTAACAGCTTTTTCTACCTCCTTCAGAACAGCTTGAGGGGACTGATCTCTTACATCTGTAACAGATATAGTCGTGCCACCAACGGTTATCGTAGCGTCATCTCCATCATAATTAAAGTCTAACGCAGCGGTACCACCAATATCATTGAATAAATCTTGAGGAACTATATTGTTTAATATGTCGGTATAAACTTCATTTATTTGACTATCACTATCAGTTAACGCCTCAAAAGAAGTACCTATCTCAGATTCAAGATAGCCCCCCGGAGTTTTATTATCCAACAACTCCTTAGTAGAGGCCATGTCAATTACGTCATATGTCGTTGTCTCTACATTAGCTGATGATGCTCCAGGATTTTTATATGTTCCTGTTTCCTCATCAAATTCATACTCTGTTATAGTTCCGTCAAAGGCGTCTTTGGCTAACTCAACATCAATAGTTTCTTTATAAGGATTAAGTTTCTGGAACAGCTCGTCAACGATTTGTTCGTTACTTTTTCTCTCACCACCTGGAGTCATTCTATCTACCTTAAACTTAGATCCGTCTTGTCTAATTGCTATAAACGTATTACCATCCTCTGATCTTGAAACATCTGCAAATGGAGACTTATCTTCAGGAAGTAAGTCGTTCAAGGTATTGGTAAGGGATGTTGCGGACTGTCCAGATGCTGTAGCATCTCCTGCCACAAGCTGAACCACCTGATTGTATAATCCAGCAGCCTTTCTATTTCTTTCTTCTTTACTTCCCTCTAACTTAGTTTGTGGTTGTCTCTGGAATCCTTTTGTGAAACTTTGTTTTTCATCAAGTTGAGATTTCAAAATACCTTCAGCAGCCTCTTCAATTTCTTTCTGTTGAGCATCGCTAAGAACAACCTCCATTTGACCAGAACCATCTGATGATTCTCTCATAAGTATTTTGCTTGGGTCGTTAGCCGCCTCTTCTGGATCCTCTGTAAAACTATCTGATGAATATTTTCCTGGACCAACGGTTTGTAAAAGACTGAGCTTTTTATCTTCAGTAGCTGTCATCGCTCCTACAAACGATTGAATATATTTTTGACTACTTTCCATTTGCTTCCAATCTTCATAACTTTCAAAAGCCTGGTTAGACTTAGGGTTTATTGTCACAACCTCTCCTAAAGTTTGAGTAATTGTTGAAGCTTCAGCTATAGGGTCTACGTAGTTTGATTTCTGATTCATTCGTTGGTTAATAACACCCATACTTAACCAGCTCTCAGGATCATTTATATCTGCTCCTTTTTTAACAAAACCAAGTTCACCAGTAACCGGGTTTCCTTGTAGTTCGTATTGCTTTAAATTAGCAAATCCGGCTAAACTTTTGTTAATAGCTCCTTCAAACATATTAGACTCACCAGCGTTAGATCTTTTCTCCATTTCTTTAAAGTGAGCATCTGCATTTCCTAAAGAAGCTTTAAGGCTGGTCCAGCTGTCTTGCATTCTTTGTTCAATTATTTTAAATTCTCCAGGAGATATTATTCCTCTTTTCACAAGATCGGCTTGAGTAGACAAGAAATTCATAGACCATTGAGAGCCTTCTTGAACAGATACATTTAATGTTTTTGAATCATACTGGTCGAACTTCGCAAATTCATTCATTGCGGTTCTTGTATTCTCATCTATCTCTGCTTTACGAGTTTCCCTATCGTCCCTTACTGTTTCAATAGTTTCAGTAAGGGTTTTAGCAACTGTTGACCAGTCTACTTTTGTTTTAGAGAGGTCTCTTTCCTGCCTATAAACGTACTTGTCAGTATCTACAATACCAGCTGTTCCTTTTATGTTTAAATCTCTCGCCATGTTCTATTGGTTGAATATACTGTAATCAAAATCCTGGAAGTTAGTTCTCCTACCACCTCTAAACTGCTTTCCTGATATTTCAGTTCCTGAAATTATATCAAACAATTCTGCGTCTGATTTACCTGGATATTGTGCTTGTATTCCTTTTTTAAAGTTCGGATCACTCATCAGGGCAGAAGCACGTTTATCATTCATTGACATACCATATAATGGAGCCATTTCTCCGATACCTGTAGCAACCTGACCTATACCAGCAAAGCCTTGTTTTATATCTTGAGCTCTTGCCTCAGCAGCCTCTCTTGCTTTTTGGTCTTGCATTTTAGCTTCACCAACATCCATGGAAATTAACTGTTGTTTTATAGCTTCTCTTGAATCAGCCTTCATTTTGTCAAGATTAAACATCTCGTCAGCTTGAGCTATTCGAGTTTCCTCAGCTTCAGCTGCTTGTTGAGCACCTATCCTTCCTACACCAGCAGCTAATGACCTCGCATCACCCTCCATAAGGGCGTCTACCGCCTGTCTGTCTGCGGCTAAGTTAGCTTCATACTTTTGATTGTAAGCATCCATTGGAATATCTAAAGCTGCATACTCATCAACCTCTGCTCTTTCACGTGCCGAACGCATCATTCTCTCAGCCTCCGCTTCAGCTTTTTTCATAGCGTTTTTATTCTTTGATGCTGAGACAAAACCTTGTATTGCTGATCCAGCACCTGCTGCTATACCTACTACTGCTGCTGTTGTTACTGCCATATTAAATCTTTTTTATCATTTCGGTTGAATAAGAAGAAGCCTCTGTGTAGCCTAATTTTACATATGTGTTAATTAAAGGTTTGTTCTTAATTAAAGCATACATAAACTTGTTATCCAAATCTTTCGCTAACCTTTCTATCGTATTGATTAATAATTCGATAGCTATCTTTCTACCCTTTCTGTTTTTATATTCAATGTTTGATATGATCCAATCACACCAAACAGCTTTTGAGTTTGTTCTATACATAAAACCTGCACAAACAGGGACTCCGTCATCATATACCATAAAACCACCCAAACCATTGTCTGGTAAAAATTCTTTTGAGGGTGGTGTCCATCTCCAATCTTTCCACCACTTACACAAGATATTCTCGTAATCTCCCTCTTGTAATGGTTCTATAGTAAATTTCATTTATGCAAAGATAATAAAATCTATGGAAAACTTTTCATTACACTGCTGCCAACTGCAAATAATTCAACCGCTTGAGTGTTTGTGTTTTGAAGTGTAAACTGCATAAAGTAACCTCTTGCCCCATGTGATTCTGCTACTACATCTTTAAAATAAAATATAAAATCACCTATATTAGGAGCTGTACCACCGTTACCCGTAGCTGGTTCTGGCACTGTAGTATCCACAGTTATACTGTTATTTACAAAGTCAACAACCCCTACTAACGGATCTATTTGACCGACATATGTAGGCACTGTGCCAAAATAAATATAATCACCAGCACTAATAATAGTTCCTACAGGAACACTTGCAGGGAATGTAATTACCACAGCATTGGCTGGTCCTGTAACATTTGATGCTTCTCCAATACCATTTACATTTCTGTCTTTATAATCTCTTGTTGTGGAGTTTTCTCTTAAAAAAGTAAACCACTCTCCTTCTTTTTGTTGAAAATATGTGGACAACATGGAGCCATCTCCAAGATCGGTAAACAAGTTAGTACACGCCCAAGCGTCATCGCTTTCATACGACATTGTCTTAAATAGCTTAATGGTCTTTGGTTCTATATTAAGAACCCCGGTAATTGTAGAGTTGTACTGTTGACCATAATAGTTATTTCTGGTATTATTGGTATTGTGTCTGTACAAGTTTCCTCCACTCCAAGTATAAAAAAACCCATTCATACCTATCATATAGTCTGCTAAGTATGAGTAAAAAGAAGGCCATCCCTGGACGTCTTCTGCGTATGTTAATGTTTTTGGATCTGCCATATTATATTATTTTAACAACTACCTGCACAGGTTGTTATATTTGTTATTACTCCATTGCCGCTTACCGTTACACATTTTATTGAACCACTACTTGGCTCTTCAACAGGATACACTCCTGCGGCTAACTGATTAAGCCCATCTTGATCCGAGAATACCCAATCGCCAACAGTAAGAAAATCAATAGGAACTCCAGTCCCTATTATATTTACACCGTTACCAAATGGTTCTACAGAGCAGGTATAAATAACGGTACCTGTTGACACACAACTACCTCCGGCTGTTCCAGCTTTAAAATGATTTAGTCTTGTAGGGCAATACGCAGTAACAAACCAATTTGTTCCACCAAGAGGAGCTTCTATAACCATATTTACAATAGAAATATTAGGATCTGTTTTAGGAACAACCATAAAAGCTGGATTGGAAGGCTGATAACCAGTTCCTGGAGCTACCAAATCTACACCGCCAGCAACCTGACTGGTATAAGGTCCGAGAGTAGCAACCGCTCCAGTAGAAATAAAAGTAGATGTTCCAAAATCAAAAACATAATCATTTCCAGTGTAAGTCCCTCCGTTACTACCATTACTATTACATATATTATTGCCAACTCCAGGGACATAACATTGTGTCGGAACATTATTATATTCTCCAATCAATCCTTGTACATAGCCAAAGTTTGCTGAAGAGTATTCTGAAGCACTTGTGCCATCATAAGTCCATGTAAGTTTATCTGGTATAGCTAAAGGAGTAAACTTAATCACCACAGCTCCTGTAGAGTTGCCTACATTATAATCTAAAAAGTATTTTCCAGCACCACCTTGACCGTTAACCTGTGTGTTGCACAAAACTGAACACTCAGGGCATGGTTGAACAGGTCCTAAAATTCCACCAGATTTTTCTCTGTAAATTCCTGACTGAGCATAATAACCGTCTGGAGCAGGTGTTGTTAAGGCTGCGTCTAACCAAACATCTGTTGCTGTTTGGAATGTTATGGTATCAAAATAAAATGGTTGAGGTAATGACATATATTAAATTTTTAACAGGTTCCTGCGTTAATTACTACTCCGTTAGCCCCTATCTCTACCCAAGTTTTAGGATTAGGTGCAGGTACTGATTGAGAAACAATGTAATATCCAGGTGAAGGATAACCAGCACTTGGATCACAAACATTATTTGGATCATTAAATACAATATCTCCAACCACAGGTATATTACCACTATTATTGAAGGACATTGAACCTGATCCAAACGCATCATTATTTGTTAAGCATGCTTGAGTTAAGTTTTGTTGAACTGGACTGAAGTCAGCTTTATTACACGCTGTAGTACAACTGCAACAAGCGTCAGATGCCGATGTAGCACTGTAACAAAGCAATTGGTTTCCTATATCTCTTAGATCCCAAACTAAATACAAATATTGGTTTCCAATTGGTATATTGAAAGTTCCTCCACTAAGAGTACCTACTTCAGTAGCCTCATATGTAGTTGCGCCTACAGGAGTTGTTGGCGTAACATTAGCTGCTAAACCAAGTAAAGTGTTTATATCCGCTGTATTATTTTGATAAAGATTATTGCTTGATAATATTTTAAAATTATGAAGAGCTGGATCAAAATCAAAAGTGTCAGGTGGTATTTTTCTTGTTTTCAACCTAACCGAAGCACCATCATAAGGGAATACTCCCTGCGATCTAAATCCGGTCTGAGCCTGATAGAATGAAGTTGGACCTACGCCATTAAGCTGTACAGAGTTTTGTTGGAATGGACTCACAAAACTTGGGTTAGACCAATCGTACTCTATATGTAATGTAGCACCAGCGCTTGTGTTACTATTAACAACTACCTGAACCACTGTTATTGGAACTTCAGGTGGGCATTGAGGTGTTATATTATAAGTAGCTGTAGATGTAGGTGTAACTGTTAAAGTAGCCTCATTAGGATTAACCAATGTCTTATTGAAAGAAATAGATCCTGATGTAGACGTGGTTGTACTTGCTACCACCGAACCATTCCATTCAACACTTATAGTTATTTGACCAGAAGTTATTGTGTAAGGTATGTTTACAGTACCTATAATACTTCCAAAATCTATAGAAGAAACCAATGGAACTGAAGACCCTTGTTGACTTAAAGTTTGACCACAAGGTAGTGGAACCGAAGGTGTTGGAACAGCATTGTTATTAGTGCTTAACACGTACTCATTCATATAAGGGTCATACGCTCCTAATTTTTGGGTAGTAAGCTGAGCATTAAATTGATCTCTAAAGAAAGATCGCATTCCTTGTTGAGATACCACAGTTAATTGTTCACCACGAGTACCACCTCTTAATTGAATAACAGCTCCTCTTTTCGTGTCTGTAAAATACGTTTGGTGTCCCCATTGAGCAAAACTCTCAGGATTAAAGCTTATACCATATTCTTCAATACGAGCTACTTGTGTACCTAAAACTTCAGGAACTGAAGCGATAGCACCACCTCCAGTAGAGTCAGTTACAACATTCTTTCCTGATAAAACATATGATATTCTGTCTTCTTGCAATACAAGTATATCTGTCTCACGAGAATGCATTTTCATTATAGGACCAAAGGTAGACTCTAAATCTTTATAGTTAACCAATCCAAGATTAAACTCATTTAGATTGTTACTATTAGCTGAGTCAATATATACACCACTATAAGTCATTGAAGCATATCTATCAGCCTCCACAAAGTCTTGATTAGATGGAGCTAAAACTCTGTTTCCAAGTTTAAACGACTTACCATCAATTCTGTCCTCTATTCTCATGCTTTCTACACCATTACCAAAAACATAACAGTTTTGAAAAGTTAGAACCGTTTCTAATGGCGTTACAGTTGTTTGACCTGTAGCATTTAAAACCTGGTCTATAGAACCTGGAGCTAAAGAATAAGAAGTTGTTGCAGGGCTAAATACTCTTCTTGCTGCATGGTACTTAATGCCACTTACAGGATGCTCTATAATGTCCATAAACTCAGAAGCATCGTAAAAAAGATTTGGGTCTGCAAGTTGAGGCTCTGTCTCAAAAGCAAAAACACCGGAAGAGTAGTTAACTTTAACTGTAAGTGTATTTGTAGCGTCTTCTCTCCAGTTGCTATTTAGCCACGTAGCAATCATCTCATCGCATCGAGGATTACCAGATTGCCATCTTATACTTTGAGTTCCAGCACCGTCATCATACACATATATAATACCATTAAAACAGCTACTCGGTGGATTTGTAGAACCGTTACCGCCAGGCCCATAAAGAGTGGCATCAAAAGATATACCACTATAATCATCAACAGCACTGGCTGTTCCAATATTTACCATATTACCAAACTGTAATCCCAGTAAAGCTTGATGAATGTTATTGTAGTTTTGAGGGACTGAAATAAATCCACTTGACCATTCTAAATTATTATCATTACAAGCTCCGCCACCACCACCACGTGAAGTCTTAACTGTTATTGATATGCTGGATCCAGCTGTTATTGCTCCTGGCACATTAACACGAGGGTTAGAGGGCTCGTAAGCACAATCCCCCTCCTCGCCATTTACTCTTGTGTTTGTGGAATTTACATTAGGAGGTAGAGATTGATCTCTTGTCTCCCATCCACTGGCTTTAAGCCTGATATATGTGCCTGGAGGGTTTGCTGTATCTATCTGTCCAGCATACACAGCTTCTTTATCTAAAACCTCTGCTGTGGAATATGAAGGAACTGATCCTCCGGCATCTCTTTTAACTACAAGAGTGTCCCCAGCTGAAACTAAATTTTGAGAATCACCCTCTAACTTAAACCAAAAACTTTCAGGATCTGAGTTAAAAGGTGCTGATGAGCTTGGTGTTCCGCCTGTTTGTGAAAACACCAAAGCACTGTAAATCATATTGTAATCACCCTTGCTTGGTTTAATTACAAACTTGTATTTTTCAGCCCAATAAGGAGCTACATTGTTAAGCTCAACCTTAATGCTGTTTTTCTTAGTAGAAGCAAACGCTGGTATAAAACAACTGTTTGTTTCAGAAGCTAAAACCGTAGATGATCTTCCAAAGCCATCCATATATACTATTCCCACCTCATAATCTCTATGACTATGTAAACTACCTTGTGTCGAAGTTTCAGTGTAACCACCGCTACAACCAGCTATATTAAATGCAAAATAATCATACTGATTACTTACTTCTGTAGTTGGCTGAGGTATACCAGTATTTGGTGCTGGCAATAATAATGAATCATCAAAATAGTATTGAGCAGCTAAAGCTGTTAAGGTAAAGGTGTTACCAACAACAGTTAACCCAAATGGCTCATTAGCTCCTATACAAGCAAACCCAGGGTCATTAACATTAGGGAAATAACCAGCTGGAGGCCCAGCAGGAGGAGCCGCACAGGAAGCTGTAGTAGATGTGTTAACTAATATTTGTGTGCTTGGGTTAGCTGCTAAATTTCTATAATATGGTATACTATTATTAAACGCACCTGTTAAAGTAAAATCATTATCTAAAGGTGATAAAGGTCCCGGAGCAGCTACTGGATCCCAAAGGGGTTGAACTGGGTTTGTATATGGTAATATATTTTGAACGTTACCAGCATTTCCAATTGCCGCCTGAAATTCAGTGGAAGTAAGCATGTCATTAACTGTACCGTACTGCTGAGGGCATCCAAAGCTAAAGCTTATTACAAAGTCAGGTATAGGTGTTAAGTCTACAGCTGGACCAGGAAGGACTGGGCTGGCGTCTACGGTTAATACATTTTGCATTGGCAGGGAAAAAATACATTTTGCATTGGCAGGGAAAAACTAAAAACAGTTCCCGCTGCAATTGGTGTTGGTACCGATGACAAGTCAAACGTAACGTTTCCATTAGTAACTGTTACAGCTGAAGTTGGATCGATATTATTTGTTGAGGCAGAACCTGTTGGACCAGGGAGCGTCTCTCCACCAAAATTGTCTGTTCTGGTTTCAAGAGTGTAGTCCATGTTTATAGTAGCTCCTCCTTCTTCCTTAGTAACATCATATTGATCAACGTAGTTTCCATACATCAATCGATTACCTTGTATTGTTTGAGCTTTAGCTAACTTAGGAACATTGTCATATAATCTTAACAACTCATCCGAGCCTAAAACCGTAAGTATTTGACTGTTAGAAAACTCATCTGAAGCAAACACAACATCATCGGCAATACCTAAAGCAGCCTTATTATATCTATTTAAAATATATATTTGATTGCTACCAGCTTCTTTATATAATATCTGAAACTCTTTTACCCTTTTAGATCCTGTATTAACATAGATTTTTAATTTTCTAAACCTGTTTAGCATACCCTCGTTTTTGAAGGTCTCAAAACTAAAAGCGAAATCTTTTGGCTCAAAAGAAGGGTTTGTGAATAATGAGGTAGCACTATATCCGCCATCCTCATATCTATACCTATAAGCAAAGCATAAAAACCTTTCTTCTATATAATTACTTTTTGTTGTTACGTTGTTAGGTATGTTAGGGTCTATGATCTCTGGAATCAATTCTATAAAAGGAGCTGAAAGAGGCTCTACAGGAGCAGTTGTTTCAAACCCTGGAGGCTTCACTATAACAGATATATCCTCTTCTACAAAACCATCAACAGGTGAAGGTAAATCGTAATTTCTTGTTACGTTTATATATCTTGGAGGGTTGAGGTCATCTGTAAAGAAAAGTAAATCATTAATCTTACTTACTCCAGTAATTAAATATTTTTTATCAAAATTTAGTGTAGTTCTGTTATTACCACTACCATCATCCTGGCTCACTACGTGATATGTTAAAGAACCTGTATTGGTATTGTATGATAAAACCATATCCGCTTTACCTGTTGGTGAGAATGGACAGTTTTCATTATGAACAAACCAATATATTGTTTCGTTTATACCATCTTCATATGCTCCAATACAGCGAGCGTTATTCATGCTTCCACCCTGATTAAGAAGCTGTATCGATGTTAAAGCTGTGTTTCCTTTTGAATTTTCTACAGCACCAATCTCAGTAGACTCTGTAGAACCCAATCTTACATTAAGAGCGTCTACATATTCTCCAACAGGAACTAAGCGTTCATCAACGCTTTTGTTCATTTTACCAGCGATGAAATTAGTTTGTATAAGCATATTACTTTATTATTTTAGCCTGTCCTCTTAAGTTCATCAACAATCTGCCAGGATGCATATTACTGATTCTTAGCTTCGCATTTCTTAAAAGAGATGACTTGTCTTTTCTCGCTCTGTTTATAACATACTCTTGAGCAGATATTCTATTGTTAAGTAGAGAGTATTTAATAGCAGCGTAAATGTATTCTTCAAACAATTTATTTACACTAACATCGGAATCATTTCCTTTCTCCATACCATCAGAAACATATTCTAAAACCACCAACTCACCCGATACTCCAGAACTGAAATTGATAACTCCTCCCTTTTTGTTAATGCTGAATGTCGGGTTGCTGTTGGCAGTCTCTGTGTTTAATCCAAATCGAGCACCAATCTCGTAGTCAAAATACCAACCCCCATCATAATAATAACCCATCGCACCGTTGTATGGACTACCCTCGTTTAGGTAAATACTCTTCTTTTGTTTAGTTATCCTGTCTATATCTAATTTAGAGTTATTTGGTTTTAATACATCTCCATATATATCAAACAAAACTCTACACTTGTGATCTTGTAAGTAAGCGTCACTCCAGTTAGTTTGTATGTTTTCAGTTAAAGGTCTAAGTAGACCATCTTTGTAACACGATATTCTCACCCAGTTTACATAGTCAGGAGGAAGAACAAATCTAAGTTGATCGCATACTTGTAGTTGAAGGATTTTTATTTCTTTCATTGCATCATAGTTCAACTCTTGTATTGCTCTTTTTGCAAAGAATAAAACTTGATACCTATTTATATTATTTATTAGTTCATTATTACCTTGAAACATCAACATGAAGTTGTTAACAATATCATCTAATGACACATATTGATAAGAACCCCAGTTCGCATCTGTAGGTACGTTTTGATTGTTTTCGTAATATTGATAATCTGTTATATATGACATAATTAACTTGTTTCTTGCGTGTTAACTCTTTCTTCCCCTAATCCAAATTCTACAACCTCAGCCTCTCTAATCTCTATACCAACATACTGACAAATCTTTGCAACCAAAGCAGGCTCGTCCGAAGCTGGTAGTTCAAAGTCTTGATAAGAAGTGTTTGACTGGTTAAATAAAGGTTCCCCTCCAGATAATGTAACAAATGTCCATTGAGGAGCTTTAGGATACCTTATGTATTGAACCTTCACATCAGCCCCCCCTGTATAAGTAGTAGAAGGCGTGTAAGGCGTAACTAATCCGTCCCAAAAATGAGGATAAACACTAACTTGATTTCCATCTAAAACATAACACGGATAATCTGGTTTAGGATATGTTAAGTTAGACATTAAAAGATTATGAATCTTTGCTTGAGTTACCCTTTCTACTTCAACTATTTTAGGACCATACAAAGCGTATTTCATACTTGCTAATCCAAGTGGATTAGGAAATATTTGACCATTTATTCCTAAAGTGTTGGCAGTTTGAACATTTGAAACTGTTCCTTGAAGACCTCGGTATCCCGTCTCTGGATATGGGGTAATTCCTGTTGGATCTAAGCTAACTACAATATCACCGGGCTGAACACCTAAAGCAAAAAAATCAACACTATTGTCTACTAACAAGCTGCTACCCAGAAGAACATTTGAACTAACAGTTTTGAGTCGAGAGAAACGAAACATTTTGTTTATCAAATAATAATCCTCTGGCAAAACATATATGTTTGTACCAGATAATCCGCTTTGTCCAGGAGTAGAGCCAAAAGGTTCTAAAAAAGCTTGAACAGAAAACGTATCAATAACCTCTTCTAATCCTTTTATTATATCAGCATACCCTGTACCTGATGTACGACTATTTTCTCTATTGATCCAATTATTGTACGAATAAAAGTAATCCTCAAACATATCCATCTGAGCTTGCTTAGCATACAGGTTAAAGTCTTGAGGAGATATATATCCGTAGTTGTTCTTGTTGGCTATAGCCAGAACTGTATTTCTTACCGAGTTTATTAGTGACATAAAAAAAACTTTCTACAAAGATAACAAAAAAAAAGAGGCCCTAATTTTTAGAGCCTCCTTAATCGTCTTGTGTGTGTTTCTTATGCAGAATACTCTACTTCAATTTGCGCTACGCCAGTAACAACGTATGGAAGATTGTCAAGTACAAAGAATGGTTTAGTCCACGAAGTTACTAAAGCATTTTCAATAGCATCAACAACAGCGTTTGTTTGCTCTTTAGTTTTAGCAGCATCAGTTGCTGTAGTAGCAGTGATCTCAAAACCTAAAACTTCAGAAGCACCTGTAGCTCTATGACCTACTGAATTGTAAAGAATGTTTACTTTCGTGTTAGCTCCTGGTTCAACTCCAATTATGTTATTAAGTGGAATTAAGTGGCTTACACCATCAAAACTGAGTTTAAGAAATTTTACCATAATAAAAATTTAATGGGTTAATAAAAAGCAAAGATAGTTATTTATTTTATCTTTTTAATTAGGGATCTTCTCCAAATGGTATAGTTAACATTTTGGTTTTGTTTCCAGGTAAGTTAAAGTAAACATCTTTTTTCTTGTTTCTAAAAGAAAGAAGTTTTTCTGTAAAGAACTGTCTAACTTCATCTTCAAACTCAAGATCTGGATCATTTACAACTTCTAAGAAAGTATAAGGATCTCTCTTAGCAAAAAGAAGTATATCTCTTTTAAGTTCAGAAGTGCTAAGAAGCTCTGATCTACCACCTAATAATACTCTTGCTACAGAAAGCATTTTATCAAACTCTAACTCCGAAGCTACAATCTGAGCATTCAACTCTTGCTCTAATACCTCTACATCTTCAGCGGCATCTCTTTCATTATTAACTTCTTCGTAAATAGAATCTCTTGACGGATGATAATATAGAAACTCTTGTAATACTTGATTGTTTTTTGGAACGTGTAACATCCCGTCTTCAAAAATTACAGGTTCTAATATGGCATTACCATCTTGCTCGTCTTCAAACGGACTCTTTTGGTTTCTTGCATAACGAAGAGCTCGGTTTGTTCCAGAGTCTTCATCAAAATATAGAAGGGGTTTTCTTTTGGTATTGTGAGAAGCCAGCATAAAGGTAAGTGGTGCTGCTTCTCTTTTTAGCCTGTATGTCTTATCGACATAAATCTTTTTATTTTTCATTTTATTATAATTAAATTAAAGTTAAAAAAAGAGGGAGGGGTTACCCCCTCCTCTCAATCATTTATTAAGCATCTTGGAAGATGAAGAAGTTGTTTGCACCTAAAGTACATACACATCTTTCACTCAAGAAGTTAACTTCCATCGCATCTAAAGAAGATGTTCTTGCTCCACCAGCAGAACCAGTGATCCAAGTTTTCATTCTTCTATCTTCAGTTTCAGAAGCTCTATATCTTACGTGTAAGAATGGACGCTTAGCGTTCTTACCTAAGATTTGGTCATAAACTGTAGTAGAACCAGCAGGAACCATAAGTCCGTTGATTGCACCAGCAGTTAAACCACCTCTCATTGTAGGATCGTTAAGGTATTTCCAGTCAGACTTGTAGAAGTCATAACCTCTTCTGAATCCAGTGAAACCTAAGTTTAGAGCCATGTCCTCATCGTTATCGAATAAACCATATGAAGTACCACCCGCTCCGTAAGAGTTTTGAGCAGCTAACATATCGTCAATATCGAAAGAGAACTGACGGTTAACAAAGATTACATTTTCTTCAATAGAACCTTGCTTATCTAATCTCTGAATT